GATAGACCACCTAGCGTAGCTAGTGTGGCTAAGTAAAGAGTAAAGAAGTCGGTTTGTGTCACTTCTTTATCCCCAGTGCAGGATCATTGACATTGAGGTAACGCAACACTGGAGGCAGGATAGATGCAACACCAGCTGCAATAAGTGCCTTAGGATCTGTGACCCCTGCTGCTGCCATTGAGATTACTGCTACAAGGAAGGCTCTAGCCCATGAACCCGCTGCTGTTTTTAGTTCATTCATTACTTGCTCCTAACATAGGTATCTGAAAAAAAGCCCCATCATTATCAGCCTTTTTCGTAAAGCTGACATGCATGTGCTTAGTGTGTTTGTTAGCCCCTGTGTACGGTCTCCATTTCCAGTTAAGGATGCTGGAGCAGATAAGTCCATCGAAGATGATGTAACTAATACGCTTGTCTGCTTTTGACTTTGATAAGGTGCGAAGCTGATCTGCAAGATCGCCCATGATGTCTGGCTTCGATCCTTTATGTAGGTCACGGTCGATATCGAGGGCACGTACCCAGCCTTGCTCATCTGGATTATGATCAGACTTGCGAGCAGCGTGTCGGGTATCACCGATCCAGCCATCCGATGTGCGGTCACGATCTGGGAATGAGTCATCAAACTGCTCTCTTAACTGGATAGCAGCTTTAGATAATCTTGGCTTTATGCTCGTCATTAGAACATTCCCATCGCTTAACATCGTTCAATAATAGTTCATCATGCAAGCAAGGCATTGGTGCAATAAATGCATCATCTATAGGATCATAGGTAAAACCTATGCCTGCATAATTAAATCTAATGTTGTTATTGTAGCTTGTCCTCTTGCAGACTTGACCTCTAAAGTTGCCATACCAAGTTTCCGGATCTAAGCCTTCAATCAACTCTGTTTCTTCAATACCAACAATGACCTCGGTAACAATGTTACTTTCATCTAAAAAAGCATAGTGAGCCATTATACAGTTACCGTTCCTGTTCCAGCAGTAAATTTATAGATGGTATACCCGCCGCTACTAGTTTTTGTATAAGTTAAACCGCCGCCAATAGAAGTAAAATCTGGAAATGTATTTAGGTATCTTAAAATGACAACACCTGATCCACCATTACCACCTGCTGCTGTACCTGCACTCTGACCACCATTACCAGTGTTTGCAGCACCTGCTGCTCCACCTGTAGTTGCACCGCCTGCTGCATAAGTAACGGCACTACCAGAATAAGAATTAGACGATCCCGTTCCTGCTGTGCCTGAACCACCTGCTGATCCAGCACCACCACCACCACCTGAAACATTGCCCGGCGCGCTTGATCCACCATTATTGCCTTGACCAACTGTGCCAGTTCCACCTGATATTACATTGCCAGCACTAGCACCCGCGCCACCACCTGAACCACCATTACCACCAGCTGAATTAGCACCATTAGAACCAAAACCACCATAACCGCCACCTGCTGAAGTTATAGTGCTAAAAACGGAATCCACTCCAACAGTACCAATCGTGCCGTTGCCTGCGCCGCCATAAGCACCACCGGGACCACCTGCGCCAACTGTTACTGTAAATGATGCGCCAATTGCAAATGAAGCAGCAGTGCGAAATCCTCCTGCACCACCACCGCCACCAGTCCAGCCGATATTGCCTCCACCGCCTGCGCCACCTGCGCCTGCAACTACTAAGTAATCAACAGATGATGTTTTAACTTGACCTGAACTCGATGCGATAATTCCGATAAGTGAGTTTTGCATTACGCAATTCCACCTACTACAACCCAAGAATCAGTAGCGATCTTAATGCAAGCTGCTGACTTGTAACGCGCAAGAACTGGAGCAGCAAGAGTCGCACCTGCGCTTACTACAGTTGTAGTACCAGAAGTAACAGCATTAATTGTAGTTACTCCAGCACCCTTCTGATAGACAAGCAAAGTTGTGCCAATAGGAAAAGCGTAAGTTGCATCGGTTGGAATGCGGAAAGTGTTAGCCGATGCGTTGTCCATCGTAACAATGGCATTTAGTCCGTCTGCCTTTACCGCTGTGTAAGTAGTGCCAGTCTGGGCATTAACTGTTAAACCTGCAAAAGATGCATCAACAGAGTCACCTAGTGTTTCAATGGCTGTTGCGCCATTCTTTACTAGGTCGCTAGATGTCGGAACAGTCCAGCCAAAGTTAGGAGTTGTAGTTGCCATTAGGTTAGTGCTCCAGTCGCGTTAGTCCAAGTAAGTGTAGCATTTACGCCAGTCCAGATGAGTGAGGCTGGCAATATTGTTTCCCATTGGGTTGTTGATAATGAGAAGTCCGTAGCTGAGACATAAAGGGTTATGTCCACAAACGTAGGGGTGGCGTTTAGTGCCACGTTCTCAACGAAGCCATCAAAGGTTCCATCGAGAAGGTTGCTAGGCAGGTTAGTAATAAGCACAGGCTGACCAAAGAATATTCCGATCAGGCTGTCAAGCATGGCACTCGGCATATCTGGATTATCTAATCTAAAGCGGATTGCTCCTAGTGAGCCTCTAGGGTTCTTTCTAAGGTTTAACTCTCTGGAGGCGATATCAGTGATGTCTGCAAGGTTCTTGATGTTTGACTCAGCCGACTTCTCAAACAAGCCGTAAGAGGCTATAGAGTCGCTATCAGAGGTACTGTAGGTCGATGCGTAGCCAGCAGCGTACTTATAGATAAGGCTGTTACGAATTCGGGCTATCTGAGTCTGAGACTGGATACTTGTAGGAGTTGCATAAGATCCATCAAGGTTAGTAAAGCCATTGGCAGCCAAGTAATTGGAGCGATGATCTGCATCGTCATAAGAGACATCGCCGTCCTTCTCCTCATAGATTTGTCCTAGTGCGCTAGTTGCTATTTGATCTACTAGGGTCTGGCTCTTAGTAGTGGCACTAGCTGCTAGGTTAATCATTGTGTAGAAGCCAGTGTCAATAGTCCCAATGTAAGACTCAGCATCTGCCCATGTGACTGTCGCTGGATAGGTATCCCATGTAACTGTAGGGGTAACTTCTGCCCAAGTAAGGTTTAGGGCTGCACCAAGAATCTCTGCTATCTGTGCGCCATCTAAGCCTTCTGCAAGGGCTGTGTTATAGACAACCTTAGTTAGTTTGGCTAATGCCCCTACGCCAAGAATTGTGCCAGTAGTCACATAGCCGGATTCTTCTGGGCTTCTGACACCGATATTAAAGTCTGATACTTCTCCACCAAAGACAGTGACATAAGTACCGCTTGAGTTCTTAAGTTCTAGCAGGATCGGCTCGGTGACGTTAATGGTAAAGGGTGAGTTATCTGCATTGACTATTTGGACTTGGCAATATCCAGCAGTAGGCTGGCGATCTATGTCTAATCGACCAGATGCAAAGGAAACAGAGGTGACAGTCGTATAGACATCATCACCTACTGTTACTCGCCATTCTGGAAGCCATGTCATTATTAACCGACTCTCAGCGTTCCGCGATCTCTTGCACTAGTAAGCACTTGGTCGATAGCCTCAGCAATAGCGTTTGGATCACCTACGCCAGTGTTCACAACGATTGTTGTACCGCCATAACCCATATCAGACCCCGGAAAGCCGCTAGAAGCATAGTTGCCTGCTGTAGATGAGTAGCCACCGCCGCCTACTACAGGTACAAAACTGCCAGCAGCAAGGGCATCAAGAAGTGAAGGAGTACCAGAGCTAGTGGCTGTTCCTGCTACTGCTGAAGTGCTGGTCGCTGTGGCGCCGCCAATCATTCTCAACATAGCAATAGCAGCATCTAGATTGGCTAGGTTAATTAGATCCTTGGGAACGATTGCATCAAGAATCGACTTAATGTCTCTTAGTTGTAGATCCTGCTGAGTAAGCACACCAAGTATCTTTAAGTCTGCATTAAGTTTATTAGTTGCAGCATTGATGGCTGCGACATCCTTGGAGGCTATTGCATCTTCTAGATCCAGAATAGACTGCTTAATGCTTAGGCGAGCAAGGTCATTAGTGATTTGTAGCAGTTGTGCTTGGCTAGTTACCTTACCTAATTGCTCTGCTGCACTCTTCTCAGCTGCTGCTAACTGGATCTTCTCCATGTCAAAGACGTTAGATCCCTTGCCTAGGGCTAGGTTAGCCTTGTCAATGGCTGCCTTTAACTGCTTGGCTTTAAGTTGCTTTAATTCTTCTGCTGTTATCTTCTTAGTAGTTTTAAGAGTGATAATGGCATAATTAGATTCTAACTCGGCTAGGTGAGCAAGCCCATTCATAGCGCGAGCAGCTGCTGCTTCTTGCTTCTTTCTTTCAGCCGCACCGATCTTGCTTAAGATGCCTAAGCCAGTGGCTTGCATAGCAAACTTTAGTCCAGGCAGATTAACTGCTGCTGGGATGCTTTTTAATGCTTCTAGTAATACTCCAACGCCTCTAATTGCATCGGCAGTAAATAGAGCAAAGTCCTCCATGCCCTTAGCAAGATCATCGACTGTAGTGTCATCGCTTAGACCCTTAAGCGCATCTATGATGCCTGTACCGATAATCTCCTGAACGTTGGCAGATGCAACAGATAACTTGTCCATCGAGCCTTGGAAAGTATTAGCAGAAGCAGTAGCAGCCCCAGCAAAGGTAGTGGAGAGTTGGTTCATTACTTCATCAAAAGACTTAGCCTTTAGATCAGCCTTGGAGATACCTACGCCTAATTTACCAAGGGCAGTGTTATTGCCTAGGTATGCCTTTGAGATTGCACCTGTTACAGATGCTAAGTCTTTGCCAGTTGATGCAGAGATATCTAAAGCGATCTGCAATAACTTCTGGCTTTGCGCTGTGTCTCCTGTTGCTACGGCTAGTGCCTGATAAGCAGGGCGCAGCTTGTCATCCACTACACCGAACTCGCTTTGTAACTTCTGGATAAAGGCTTCTGAAATAGCAACATCTCGACCAAGCCCGACATTCTTTAGAGCTAGTGCTAGTTGCTTCTGCGCTTTCTCATCTTCTGCCGCTGCTTTGACTGAAGCTTTAGCAAAGGATAGAAGTTGTGCTGCACCAAAAGTAAGACCAAAAGTCTTAGCAAGACTCTTTGCACTTCCAGATAATTTATCCATAGCCGTTTCGGCTTGCTTAAATCCTTTGGCATCAAGTTTCGACCCTATATTGATATCTGGCATTATGCAGCCTTTCTAAAGGTTTCACTCTTGGCTCTTACCATAAATGCTTTTTCTGCTGTGTCGATTGCTTTAAGAGCTGCGCCATAAGCCTTACCTTGATCCATAGCCCATGCTTTATAAATCAAGCGACCGCGACCCTTGCTGCTTTGAGTTAATTCTGGAAGATTCTCAATAAAGGTAGCACCTGCGCGAGGGTTAGCAGAGCGACTTACTTTCTTAGATGCGCCGCCTGCTTTTGGACCAACCCAAGGCTGACCTTCAGGATTCTTGCGACCTGCTGTTTCATAGATTGCGCCAGCTGTAGATCGGTTAAATATCTTGGCATTAGAAGTAAACCCTGATCTAGTTGTCTTGCCGGGCTTTGTGCTAAAGCCAATACCGGATTTAATTATCTTGGCATTGAAAGAAGGAAAGCCGCCCTCAGCGCCAGAGCTTCTAGCCCATCCAGACATAGGAGAATCAGAAGGAGCAAAGCCTTTAGCCTTTCTTGCAATAGGAGCAAGGGCTATTTTAAGTTCATTGTTTAATGCTTTGTTAAGGTCTGGAGCGAATTCTCGGATGGCTTTGCGAGTTTGTTTAACGCCTTCGATTTTTACTCGCATCACTAACCTCCTTCGCTTCATCTCTGAGACCTTGCAGGAGTGCATCTAGCATGGTCTTATCTAGTTCTAACAGTTGCTGTGGCGCGATTCCCAATCTAATGCTTAGCCTAGCGATTAGATAGGTGAACGGAAGATCGCGCTTTAAGCTAAAGGGTCGGAGTCAAGCACCTCAACACTTTTAAGTGTCTCAATGAAGTCCATCCCGAAAGGCTTAACAGTTTCACCTGACCTGCGTGTTACTTCCCATGCTAACCAGTAGACATCGCTCTGCTTTTCTTCATCGCGAAACGCCTTATGGAAGCCCTTTTTAGCGTACTGCTCAAACGAATACTCCACTGCTGGAGTGATCTCGCCTTCTAATACGCTTCCATCTTGTCGAACTATCTTTAGTTTTGCCATGGTTTGCCCCTTTGTTTAGTTTTTTAGAATGTGCCTGTAGTGGCTACTGCGATTGTTGAATTACATGTGAATGTAATTGACTGTGTGCCAATATCGCCAACAGCACCGTTAATGTCTGTTGTGTTATTGACAAGGATTGAAACAGTGTAAAGAGGGTTTGTAGCAGATACTGCTGTTCCCTTTGTCTGTAGGAATACAGCTGTGACTGTAGTTCCCCATGCTGCCTGTAGTGTTGCCAATACGTTTGCTGCTGCTGTGTCGTTTAAGAAGTCGATTGTTACTGTTGAAGATTCCAAACCTTTCGTAAAACGATGGCTACCATCCCCCATTGTTGTGATTTCTAGTTCATCGAATACGCGGTTAATTGTTACTGCTGTGACGTGGTCTGAAAGATCAACAGAGTTAATCTTCACGCCCACATTGTTATTTAGAAATACAGCCATGAGATTATTCCTCGTCTTTCTTAGTAGTTACTGGCTTTGGTGCTGGTGTGCTAACCTGACCGATTTTGATCAGGAAGGCTTTATTATCTTTTTCCCATTGTTCCATATCGGTCATGGTTTAACTCCAACTCGTTAGGATACTGACTGACATCTCGCAGCTGAGTAGGTCTCCCGATCCAGCGTTAAGAATACTTGGTGCGCTTACTGCGCTTACATTATACGTTAAAGATGATGCTGCTAACTTAGCGAACACGCCACAAACAAAATCTTCTATGCCGTTAAGGTTTCCCTCGTTATCAAATAACGGAGCAACGATCAGCAGCTTGAAAGATGCCATAGGGCTAATACCAATATGCTGATTATTAGTAGGTGTTATATAAGGATCATCCGGTGACACAATAACTGAGTTAGCCAACACGACAGAAGGCGGAAAGGCAAAGACTTGATATTTATTATTATCTACTAGCGCAGTGGCTAAAGTAGTGCGGAGGGTTGTTATCGCTACTGGAGGCATTAGCCCACCATTGAGCGTGGATCTAGTGCGTGTGCTATCAATCCTCGCACCTTAGCCAAGAGCTGTGCGCTCATGCGGTAAGGGC